CTATGCAATTTCACCCGATTTTTCCTGCTGTTTGACCGTTCCTTCTATAGAGTTTTCCTCGCTATCGTTTAGCTTCATTTCCCTATTTTCTTCCTTATCTGTATTGATGAACGGGTAAATACAAAAAACCAATGCCAGGAGCACCCAGAAAGCTGTTGCCTGTGCCATAGGCACAGTTAAATACAACCAAAATACCTGCTCTCCCTGAAGAACCGCATGAATATATACCGCTGTTCCACCCAGCCCTACCAACAAGGGGCTTATATAAGGGATAAAGTTGATCCAGTAACCTCGCAAATCACTAGCCATACGCTCACACCATCGAACAATAAAGGGCAATGGAAAATTGGCTAGAATAAACCCCAGTAAAACCTCAAGAAGCTCAACATTCCAACCCAAGAGAAAGGCCAGATAAGTAAAAAAAGTATATTCAGGGTAAGGCAGAACCATAAAACACCGCGAAAGTAGGCCATTCTATAAATTCCTTTTAAGAAACCTGATTACTTTTGATCATATCATCATTAGTCCCCAATACCTTTGAGACAGCCAATTCCACAGTTAACCCTATATATTAAACAAGAATGTTATTAGAATATCTAGGAAGATCCAGGTAAAGATTCTTGAATCCGTTCAATAACATCCAGTTCTTCTACTAGGGCTTTATAAATAGGGTCAACCATAATTCCAACGAAAAGAGGTTGGCAAGAATGGCGTCCAGCCAAGTGTAACCATCATCAGTAATGAAATTCCCTCTCTCAATTTTTAGCCACTAAAAATACTTGATTACCCCAGCTTTTGCCGTTGCGCATAGCTACCACTTTACTTACAGCCAACTACCAACCTCTTGATTAAAAAGGTTCTGTATTTATTCTATACAGTAAAAACTAATTAGATTCTTCTTTTGGAAGTGGTACAGCTACATCCAATATTGTTACCCCATTCAAGCTATAACCATTAATATCCGAATAATCTTCCTTCATTCTTGATACGAATTCATTAACTAGATAATCCAGGCCTACATCTGAAACAGGGCCACGAATACGTCCAAAATTACTACAATGTAATGTCCAAGCCTTATCCCCTACCCCTCCACTAACAGTATAATTAATTAAAAGTAGCTTCGGGCCAAAACGACGCCATAACATACAACCTATATTGGTTGCCTGAAGTAAAACTATTATCACCAATAAAGAAAACACTGCACTATCCATATAAATCTCTCTCTATCCACCAAAGCTGGTTAATTTATTCTCCAATAGATGGCTTTTTCCAATGTTGAAATTGATTCTTTACACTAGCAATCAGTGCTGCCCTCTGTTGCTTCTTGCGAGACTCCTTTCTGCGTAGATTGTCACAAGATTTACATCGACTGTCACGACCACTACTGTTACGAGAGTTTAAGTGATATTTTTCCGCCCCTTGCCAGCAACGACACATACAACATTGAAGACGGCCTTGACTGTCGATGATTCTGCGGGGACGGCCGACATTTTGATTCTTATTCATTTCTGCATTTTCCCAAAACTTATTATCTACTGAGCATGCCAAGATTTAATACGCGGTGATCGTGGTTCCGGCTGCTCAAAAGCTGATTGTTTGAAGTTTCTTGCATTTACTTTCCCGAATAGCATACCAATTAGTATCCAACGGCCAGTGTTAAGATACTCAACATATTGTCGTCGACTCATTTCAATCGATTTAGCTCTTAAAGCTTGAGTTTCAAATCCAGGCCTGCCAGCATAAAGCTCTAATTCAACAACTTTACGTGCACCAGGGAGTAACTGCGTCAATGTTATTAAGCAGCGATCAACTTCCTCGGCCCTAGGACACTGATAACCATTTTGAGGGGCTGTTGATCGAATTAGCTCCCCACCGCTAGACATAAGTGCAGCAAGTGAATTCCCACTTCCCGCTAAACCATGTGGTAAGCCGCTGTGGCCGGCAGAGCTCCATTGAAGCCACTCTTCTAGACGTTGCTCTAATGCTTTCTTTAGTTTGTTATCTAATTGCGCCATAAGTTAATAGTTCCAATTATGTGAACGAAGGCGATCTGGAGCCATAAAGAGTCATCCTGTTATCACTACAACTAAGTCTATTAGCTCAAGTTCCCTGGATAGCGCTTTCCATTACCAGCAAGGTAGAACTAGTTATCCCTTGCAGAGTGGACTCTTACCCCTCATCAATACGAAAGAGTTTTCTTTATGTGACAACCATTCCTTTCTTCTTTGTCTTTACAGTTTTTTAAACTATAAAGACACTTCCCACTTTTAGTTAACTTGGGAAGGCTACTGTCAAAGTACTACAGCCTGTAGTAGGCTAGCTCACACGTTCGGCACAAGTGAACATAACCACTAATGTACATTTGAAATGTACTTTTAGCAACACTTCTTTGCGGTTTTTTGAGCGAATGTTCGTCTATAATGAATCTTTAATCGGAAAAAATTGATTTAGCATGTGGAGATACCTTGTGGCGAACTGGAAGATTTCTTGTACATCCGTGCATTTCTTATAGTTGCATAGCTAAAGCTAGTGTTTAGAATTGATTAACGATTTGACAACGATCCATTTATTATGACCAATATATTCATCCCAAATGAACATACACTGACTGTTTATCAAGCGACAAAATGACACATGAAAACAGTGAAAACTGGAAAGAAGAATGCGGCCTTGAAAGATCCTAACAACCAAGGAGCCAGTGAGCGTTTACATCAGCTCCTGACACGGAATGGGTATCCTGAAGGGCGTGGTCGTTTATCTAGGTTCTGCAAAGAATTTGGTGTAGGGAAGACAACTGCGGCCGCTTGGCTCAATAATGATGTGCTACCAAGAGATCGAGCAGAACAACAACGTATTGCCAGTGCTTTGGGAAGTAACGTTGGTTACTGGGCAACAGGGGAAGAGGGGAGAGACTTACAACAAGTTGACTTTTTATTGGTAGGTAAATGCGTTAATGCGATTGTCGTCTATTTACGTGATGAATGTGAATTAGATCCGGATACTTTACCTGATATTGTACTAGCTGATGCATACGGCACCTTATATCGTTACGCTCAAGAAAATAATGGTGATATTTCTCCAGAGTTGGTTGCCAAAGTTTCTGTCCAGGTTCTCGCAAAACTGGCTCAAAAAAATTAAGGCCACTTTATAGAGATTAACTAGTTAATGTCTGAACTTTTAAATATATTTCCAGACTACCCTGCTCATAGAGCAGGGATTACCAGTAGCTAAGCTAGATATGATAGCTTCGTGTATTTAAAGCATCTTTTAGGTTATTCCTCCGAAGCTGCTTGAACTTGTGTCGTATAACGCTGATTTTTTCCAATACTGTGAGTAGCTTGATCCACGGTCCACATACCATCGATTTGCTGATGAAAATCATTCAGGCGTAGAGGTGTTTTGGCCCGAAGATTGGGGTTACCATCAACAGTAAATGACAATTTACCATTTTGACGTTTCAGGAAGCGTAGGCGTGCATCAGCAGCACTTTCTGCATCTGCTCGACCGGGCTTAATTTGCGGCAATCTTTCAACTGCACCACTACGATCCCCCGCTAAAGCCAGTTGCTCTGTAGCGGTAATTGGATCATGCCAGCGAGCCTCTACACCACTAAAGCGGCCGCGATCAGGCAAAGTAAATCGCCAATTATCACATTCTCCAGAGGAGACAGGAACTTCAAGCAACTTTTTCCCGCTAGCACTCTTTGCCTCGCCTACAGGAACAAAAATCAAGCGATCACCCACTACCTTCGCTATAGCCTGCATTTCTATTGCAAGACGGGTTAGGAAGTTCATATCGCTTTCATTAGTCTGATCTAAATGATGAAACTTATGCTTAATTAGTGAGCTAGCAACAATAGGTGTTAAGTCATTATCCTTGCATATTTCGGTTATTAAATCGTTTAAAGTGAGATTATCCCAACTACGAGACTTATGAGTTTTTAATTTCTCATGTAAGTTACTCGCTCTTGCGGTAATCGTCATCTGACGATGTGGGCCGCTTAATTCTATTTCGTCCACTACGAACTTTGGCATTATTTGCAAATCATTGTCATAACCCAGCTTGGCTGTAATGGAAACGCCTTTACGTGGTATCGCTAGACGACCTTCAGCATCATCTAAAATAATGCTCAAAGTATCAGAGGTATGACCTGCTTTATCTACCCAGGTAAAACCAAGGGCTCTTTGATTAAGAACTCTCCTTTCAATACCCTCCACCTCTAAAACAAAACGTGGCAGCATAGAAATCCCTCTAATCCCATAAATTAATCATTGGAGCGTTAATATTTGCTTCACTAAGATCTGGCATGGTAATACGCACTCCCTCTGGCAGTACGAATGGCAGCTTAGCAAGCTTTGGATTTGCTTCAAGTATCTCCGGTACTGCAGACTCCCGCCCATAAAAACTTTTACAAACTTGATCCAAAACATCCCCCGCACGGGTGCGATATTCAGTGGCCATATTTTGCCCCGTAATAGGTCAGAGAAATTGAGAATTCCACACAGCGTGCCACACCATCAGAAAACGGATCCTTATCCGTTCTCTCTATATTTGTGATTGCCCAATACCCCATGGTTGCACCTCTTCCAGACATAAGTCGTAAAGGCTTTCCTTTTGCGGCTATAGCAGCCATCTCCTGAAGTTGATTAGGTTTACCAAACTCCAGTGGATAAATTTTTCCGCTAAGGTTAATATCACGAGTTCCCTGCCCAGTGAATTGAAGCTGTGGGTAACCTTGCGGACGATTACTATTCTGCCAATTAAACTTCCACGCCTGTCGCAATTGGTCGTACCCACAAGTATTTATAGCAAATGGAAAATCCCCAATTTTCAACATGGTTTCAGCATTTTGAGTCTCTGTAGGTTGAGAAGCGTATGCAGAGCCCCTGTTATTAACAGAGTCAGAGTTCCTATTCATTATGCTAGTGCCCCATTCAATATTCCAAGATCAAATAATGCACTACGTTGTTGAACTTCTTGGTTTCTTTGTCGTTTTTCCAGTTCCTCACCCATTTTTCTTGCTATTGCTTCCTCATCCATGCCTTGTGCCGGGTAAATATTGATTGGTGAGTTTATACTGTTTTGTACAGTGACATTATTACTACCCCGGGGTTTTACACCCGCTTGAGCCGCAATTTCCTCTGATGGAGCCCCAGGAGATATCTCTGTACCGAATAGCTTGTTACTTAGTGAAGAAGCCCCTCGGAATAATTGTCCTATACGAGTATTACCAAATATCTGGGATACGAAGTCTTTTATTTGTGTAAAAGCTTTGTGTGCACCCTCTGTAAGTACATCCCAAAAACTACCTAGAGTATTATCGCGAATATTTATAAGCCAATTTCCAAATTGACTAACCAAAGAGACAACTTTGTCCCAGTGCACCCAAAGTAAACCTACAGCAGTAATAATGCCTGCAACGATAAGGCCGGGAAGTGATAACAAGCTAATAAAGGGAAGTAGTACTACGGTCATGATTCCGGTTAATACCGCGCCAATAGATTTAGCAGCACTTCCGAATTCACTAAACTTGGAGATAAGAGTACCAATCCCTTTAAATATTTCTATAAAGCCAAGAACAAAATCTTTGATAAATTCTTTAGCTTCAGGTTTTTGTAACCATGCACTGAAAGTTTCGAACACTCCCATGAGTGTTGGCATTAATTCAGTGGCAATAGTATTTTTAAATCCTGTAAGGGTGGTGGTCAACTTTAGCCAACTGGCGTTAAAAGCAGAAGATTGCTTAAGTTGGTCTTTGTCCAACACATTGCCAGTTGCATCGGCTTCATTATAGAGCTTGTCAAGATTATCACTTCCACCATTGAGCATGTTAACCATGCCAACAGCATCGGCACCAAAGATTTTATCCGCTATCGCTACCCTATTTCCTTTATTTTCTATGGAACTCATCGCATCCGCTATGGCCTTCAGCTGTTCTTCGGGACTCATCTGAGCCAAAGCCTGTGCCTCTAGTCCAAGTGCAGTTAAGGCCTTGGATGTTTCTTCCGCTTTTTTTGATATTTTATCTCCATTATTAAGACCAGCAAGGTTCGATATGGACTCCACCATGTTTTGGGCCCCCATATCAAATATCTCAGGAGACACACCAGAGCGCTCGGCAGCAAACCTATTTCGCTGCAACCCTTCGAAGGAAAAACCCAGCTTTTCTGCAGTATCTTTCGTTTGAGTACCAGAATCTGCTGTATCTTTAACAAACTGGAATAAAGAGATCGCGGATTGTATTCCTGGCACTGCCGCCAGAGCTTCCATTGAACCCTTAGGTTTTAACGATTTATTTTTTATAAATTTACCAAATGAACTTAATTTATCTAAGGCTTTAGAGCGCTTTTCTAAATGTTTCAGTTTTTTGTCAACATTATCAATGCTAATTCCATACTTGTCGGCTGCTGCAGCCGCATCCTCTAGTTTTTTACTATGGATGTCTATCTCTCTTTTTGCCCTTCGTGCATTGACTCTATTTTTCTTATGGCTTTCTGATAATTTAGCAAGACTATCTCTCTGCTTCTGCAGTCCTTTGGCAGCGGCCATGGCTTCATCAACATTTTTGATAGATTTACTAAAACGTTGCAACATTGTTTGGCTCTGAGTGATTGCACTCTTAAAACCAGATGTTAGGGTGCCATCAAGGCTCATCAATATGGAAAATTTACTCATGGAGTGGAAACCAAAATGGGAAGATTAAAGAGGATGCCTCGGCGCAGCTTGATCTTTGGGAAGATTATTCACCCAAACATTCAGCTCCTCACAACTCAGATCTGAAAGCTCTGTGAGACTCCAGCCAGTCCAGCTGGCCAGAGTGATTACTAGTCTTCGGATAGCCGAGGCACTTAGGATAAAAAACCTTCGTAGGTCTCATCTAGCTTTTTAAAATCTGCAGCATCCATATCTTCAATAACTGCTGGCGAGACCTCACAAAGGTTAGCGTAAGTTTCGGTCGCTAATTCACCATCGCCAACTGGTTGACGTTTGCGTTCCGCTTCTTTTTGTTTACGCTCAATAGCCAGTAGATCACGCACTTTAGGGCGTCTCATTTGAAGTTCAGTGTATGTAATGCCCTGATATTCAACAGGAAACTCTAGCTTAATAATGTTATCAGACATATTTTCCTCACAAAAAACCCGCAAGCTTGAAGCGCCTGCGGGCGAAAAAATAAATTTATAGAAAGAGATTAAATAAAACTTTGTGTTTAGTATTATCGGCCAATAGCAGCACGGAGTTCAGCAGTTTGGTCTACACCATCTACAACGCGCTTACCATTCAATACATCAATCTCAATAACTTGATGACCATCAATACTCACAGAATAATAACGTAACTCCGCACTGTATTTTTGCTTATTCATCTCACCTGGCTTGTGTGTACCCGCTTCATAAGTACGAACCAACCCACGCATCTTGATAATTACCGGTACCACCGAGCCATCTGCTTCACTTTGAGCTGCCGCACGAAGGGTTAAGGGCGTACCAGCCTGGCCTCCTTGCCCCCATTGGGCAAGCGTTTCCGCGTGATAACCTGCGAGAGTCCAGCTGGCTTCCAGCTTTTCAACTCTACCCATATCAATACCAATAGCTGCACCTAAACCACCACCGTTGTAATCTTCAGTAACAACTTTAAGACTTGGGGCTTCAAACTCCTCTACCAGCCCAGCATAACCTTTGCCATCGGCAAAGAGTTCCATATCTTTAAAAATATAACCTTGCATTTTAAACTCCGCTTAGTCGAATAATTAAATTAAGCTACCAGATCGGTAAGGTAGCGATTAGTACTAGCAACCTGGAAGCGGATACTCTCTGCAATACCAACTGGAGTGTATTCTACATTGAAGTAGACACGTCCAGCGGCCAGTTCACTTGCATTATTAAGTTCTGGATCTGGACTACACTTACCTCCATGAATAGCACCCAGTAAGGTCAAGCGACGCAGAAAATTATTAACACTCTCAGCCACATCTTCAAAGAAAGTTCGATTCAGATTACGATCTACAGCCCAAGAAACACCTTCTTGAATACTATCATCAATCGCATCTGCAATACGCACATGAGTTTCAAAGGCCCATTTAGGATCTGCAGAACAAGTGCGATTACCCCATAGACGAAATCCGCCCTGACGAATGACAGTTGTGATTTCGTGTTGGTTCAACAGGTTTGCACGGCTATTAGGGTCACCCTGAATAAAATCTACTGGACGGCTACTACCCACAATTCCAGCAATCTCCTGGTTAGAGATGGATGCCCAGAAACCTTCTTCGCTATCACGTTTCGCACGGATACCCGCAGCGACTGCTGAAAGTGGCACTCGCTTATTAGCACCACTCGCTTTATCAAACTTGAGCACAGATGGATCAAATACCTGCAAGCGCTTGCTACCAAAATTTGTCCGGAATGCTTTAGCTGCCGCATCATCACTATCTGGAGCATCAATATAAGCTACCCCTTTAACCCGATTTGCCACTACATTCATTTCAGTGGCAACTGCAGGATCTGATGAAAAACCTGGGGCAATCAGAATTCTAGGACGCTCTCCCACCGCGCTCTCTGCACCACGCAAAGCATGTAAACCGGTATACTGGCCAGTACTTTCACCACCGATGATATTAGTACGAGTGGAAGAGGAGTCAGGTCCTTCAGCAACTCTTACAACCACAACCAGAGCTCCAGCCTGATCTAGAATAGCATCTAGGGCGTCAGGCAAACTTCCCTTACTAGTACCCAGAGTATCAAGTGCTGAGGCTTGTAATTCAGAACCAGCAACTAATACAGGCTTATTAAGGGGAAAAGGCTCATCTGCCCCGCCAGACATAGTGACGGCAGGCTGCGGAGAAAGAACACCGCTACCATCACTTGCACCATTCGCTACACTAAATAGCGCAGTGGCTTCTGCATTTTTTTCTAATGCTGTACGTACATTATCTGCTGTGCTAATAAGTTTACTATTCGCATCTGTCGCTAGTGATACCCGTACCGCTTTCCCCTTAACACTAATAGACAAAACAGAATCAGCGGAATTTGGATTAAAAAATTCGATGCTGACAGCGTTACCAGCAATTCCTGGAGTTGTAGCTTTAAATACCAGCTCTGTATTAGCATCGGTCGTACCAATAGTCAGAGAGGCACTGGTCGCTGATGCAGCATTTGGGGCTGTACCCACAATGCCGATACAGCCGAGTTTGACTAGATTAATATCGCGTGCTCCGGCGTCACTATGGGTTACCCCTACGCCGTGTAAAATATTGGTGCTCATATGGTGGCTCCTGGTTTAGTGGTCGGTTAGAAGTGGCATTAACTTGTTGCTAGTGCCGAAAGTTCATCAATGGTTTGCTGTGCTTGGGCCTCATAGTCAGAACCCTTGGCAAGATCCAAAATTTGAGCCTTACCATGTAGGCGCAGATTACGGATTTGGTCGAGTGCCTTTAACCAGGCATCGTGATGATTTTTGATTTCCGCTACCGCTTCAGTAGCAGTTTGATTGAACGTTTCCATTTGAACCTGCACTGCTAAGGGTACGGATTCGGGAAATCCATCAGCTTCGTAGGCCAGTGCAACTTCGTAGGCACGCCTACGCTCTTCTTGTATAAATTCCCCAACACCCAACAGCTTTGCACGTATTTGACCAGCAAAGTGATCGATACTAATTAATGCATCGATGCGACGTTGTTCATCACTACGGTTATCAACCTGTAATAAAGCCCATTGATTAGCATGGTCAGTAATTACTTGTTGAAAAGCATCAAGGGTTAAAATTGGATCGTTAGGCCGATTAGGATCCTGCCACTCAATTTCCCCTTCTACACCATCAAACTGCACAGCATGTATAGCGTCTAGCATGGTGTAATCAGCCAAATCCATTTCCAAAGTGTTTCCGTCCACCGTCACTAAGCCCTCAGTGGCCATAATCGTTAATTGCATTCTCGATACCTTAGAATTTATGGTGTTACACGCTGAACATAAGCCAACGCATAATAGGGAGGTAAAATCGCCACAGTATGGTCATGGCCGTTATTTGAAGATGCACTTGCAGTATGGTTATGTGCGCCACCACCGCCGCTATAGCGAGTATAAGTATTTAACGCATTATCCCAATTGCCGCGATCATAGCCTCTTAATATCCAGTGTTGCTGAGGAGTTCCCTGAGTACTATCATCGTAACGGCCAAGATCATGATGGTGACGGTGACTGGGAATCTGAGATAATGTTAAAGTATGATTATTTACCGTAATGGCATGGGAGTGAGCACCATTTTTACTGGTTCTCGCAGTCGTTGCCCCACCGCTAGCTCCAGCAGAGTAACTTCCTCCAGCACCCAGTACAAAACGATTACGTAAATCCCGTGTGCCATTACTTCCGTTACAGAGCTTGTACTCGGCTGGTAAATCCTTAATTTCTCCACCCCAGATATATATCAACTGGCCTGGGAACTGCTTATTGATATACCCTTTTAAGGTCTCAGGAGTGACAACTTTTTTCTTTTCTCTACCGATATCCACATCGCTTTGACTAGCCAGTGTAACGGTTCCAGTCTGGCTTGTGCTTGCCGTTGCAGGCTTATTATCATTCAGCTTCTTTTGTAGGGTTTTCGGAGTAACTACCAGTGTGCCGCTATCCCCAGCATCAACGGCCTGTTGCGAAGCCAAACGGGTTAACCCATCTCGACTTGTAGTCGCATAGGCGTGACTATGATTAGCGAGTGCCAAGACTGAAATACGTTGGTGAAGTGTTTTAGGCGTTACGGCTTTATCATCAATGCTACCAGTATTAACTTCCGCTTGTGTCGCAACTGGAATAACTCCCGCGCGACTGGTAGTCGCCGATGGATTACTAAAACCGGTATCTCCAACAGTAATCTTATCGGTACTACTACCAGACAACTTAATATCCAGAGAGAGTAGATAAGTAGAGTTAGCTCCTTTTTTTCCGACTGGAGCAGCTCCAGGTCCCACAGAATAGATGGCATATAGCACCCCTGTGTCAGTAAATAAGCCAAACTCATTAACATCATAAATGTCGCTACTTTCATCCTTTAGGGTGATATGCAACATATCGTTGGCAACTTCCACATTGCCAGAAATGGTTGTTAGTCTTTTAAATTCCTGTTGTAGCCCTGTAGCAGTAGCATCCGGGCTCCAACGACCTGTACCTAAGGCAATCTTAGATAATTTAACCGGTAGAGTTCCGGCATTATTCTCATCCACGATGGCCTTTTGCCCCGCGGTGGTAAGTACTAGAGAAAGTGTCACGGTTTTACTCCATGCACGGGCAAGCGCACTCCGATAAAATTATGAAGTGGCTTACGGGTAAGTTGAAAAGATTTTTTTTAGATTACGTTAAATCGTAAGCGATCAAATATAGCTGTTCGTGCCACGCCGACCGATAAGGTAGTAGCACTTGCCTGAGTTCCCAATCGCATGGTGAAGTGAGAGCGAAGTGGCTTTACATAGGATACGGCTGTCACTATGTCTTTCTGAAACTCAGCACTTACAGGCTTGCCAAACTCATCCACTGCATTAAGCACCAAGTCAAAAGTATGTGGTTTTCCTGGAGGATCAGTCTGGAACCACTCTACAATCGCTACGTCCCCACCAAAGGCTGCAGCGGCTTCCTCGACAGCGGCTCTAGTACCTTTTGTTGTATGGGTGGTAAACGCTGAACGGATCACCGCACGTTTTGTAGCCGTAGGCCAGCTATCGTTCCAGGTATCCACACTGTGTTGCCAAGCTAAAAAAGGCAGAAATGCAGGAGGGCATTTATTAGGATCGTAAAGGTCAGTAATATTGACCGGTATAGCATCAAGCCGTTTCGCAATGGCAGACTCCACTGCCAGCTCCAATCGACTAGCATTGGGTGGCAATAAAGTATTATTCATAATTCACCCCTTGTTAATCTGCATAAAAAAGTGCGTTCGTTAGAATATATTTTGTCCCCTCTAGCACTGGCAAAGATTGATGTAATTCCAAAGGGGAAAAAAGAACCAGATCCCCAGCATTAGGTGCAACACTTTCACCACTCTGGAAAAAATTCAACTGACCACCTTGGTAATTATCATTTAGATATACAACTAACGTTAGTTCCTTACGACGACCAAAATGATAAAATCCCGATCTTGCACCATGATCAGGATTATCAAGATAATTCAGTGGAGCAGGATTATCTTGATGTGTATGCAAATATTCACCTTTACAATATCGAATTACACGGGACTCATAGTAATAACGATGTGGCCCAGACGCTCCATAACACTTATCTAAAGCTCTAGTAACGGATCCAACCAATTGATCTCGCACCCATAATAAAGGTTCATGGCGTTCTACCCAGGTTTCAGAGCTGGTTCTTGAATCACCTACAAAATTATCCGCGGTATATCCAACCCGTCCAGAACGTAGCCAATGCCCATGTTGCTCGGCGGCTTTAATGATTTCGCTACATACCACTGGGGATAGAGCTTCTTGTGTGTAGCTAACTATTTCAGGCGGCAGCATTAGAATCCTCCTTTATTGTTATTAACTCAGCTGAGTCAGCAACAATATCTTCATGCGCAGCCATCCAACAAAGTAAAATGTACTTGTTATCACTTTCCGGTGGAAAAGCTTCATGTAAATAATTGTCTGAAACAGGAAAAATGAGTGCACTTCCTGGGTTTGTATGGCAAGTTACTTCCTGCTCAGGAAAAAAAACCTGCCCACCACTACAATAATTAAGATGAATAATCACCGTTAATTGGCGCCATTCATCTTCGCGACAGTGACGTAAATCGGTATGTATCCGAAAATAACCATCAGGCCGATAACGAACGACACGGGTAGGTTCCGCAACTAAGTGACCATGTACACTTGCAACATTCTTCCGATATAATTCAGCTAGACACTGATAGCGTTCTAGTAAACGCTGCTCTAACTCTTTAAACTCAGGGTTTCTAAACAACCAAATTTCATGACAACGGCGGTTGCGTAGACTCACTACGTTATCACTACCATCCTCTAGAACCACACGGCCAGGTTCATTGAACCCAACAGATTCGCTGAGTTCTATAATTTTTCGACACTCTTCTTTAGTAAATACATCGTGTACATAGACAATACGAGGGTCATCTGTGCGTTCTATCTTCACTGTGACCTCCTACGGAATGTGACTATTTATCCCTACACTAAAGTCCATACCAATCCCCCCCCCCATACTGGAATATTTGGTGGCTATTAGCTTAGTGGTTTTATCAAAAGGATACGAACTTTGCCCAGATAATTTAATCCTAATCCTAGTTCCACAGGTACTGTTACCTATAGATGTACGATGACGGTAGGCGTAACGAGTGCCATTAATGGCTGCAAGTGAACCTACTGATGGAGAAGCCCCTACTATATTTGAATTATCACCAGATACGCTTGCATTATCGAAACGCAACTGAAAGTTATCACCCACAGTACTACTAGTCGGCGTTACCCATGCAGAGCCTTTGATAGCTGTACCGTTATTACGTACTGTATATATATATCCATTCCTTGCCACCTGAATTTTTATAGTCGCAGTAAGGGTCGAGGTAGCAGTATAACTAGCACTGATATTTGCCGGATGTAGCTGATAATGGCGAAAAGTAATAGTTAACGTATTACTATAAACAGTCCCCACACCATCAGTAACCTTACAGCGATACTGACTAGTAGTTATTTGCCCGCTCACATTACGGCTGAGGGTTACACTTCTACCATTTGCAGATACCGACAAGGTTGTACCACTCACCTTTTCCCAAGTGTATTTAAAATTACCCGACCCATTACTTGGCTGACTACAAGTTAGGGTTGTACTGCAAGTCACTGAACCTGTACCAGCATTTTTTTTAAGCGTTGTGCCAGATAAGGATGGTGTACTCATGGCAACATAGTCAGTCGCACCATAAAAATCAGCGCTATCCGCAGCGCCAGAAGTAGGCACACTACTATTTTGCGAAATACTTGGTACATAGCTGCCACCTCGGTAATACTGTGATGTATTACCGGCACCACTCTGCCCAAATACACTCTGCAAGTTTGCGCTGCTGGCCTGGCCACTCTTGGGCATAGTTGCCATAGTTATCCCCGTTGATTCTTTTGTTCACTCTGCAGAAAAATTTTCATTGTTTTTCTGCAATCCAGAATGATCTCTGCTTGCTCCTTCAGACGCGTTTCTTGATCTTTGCACACTTCTACAAGCAATCCCGTCACGGCGTTATAATCAGCTTGATCATAGCGCTTTCCATATTTTTTAAATTTAGATTTATAAACTGTGCGCGGTAGTGCCCTGCGGATATCCGGGCTCATTAAACCACCAGATCCACGGCCACTGTCTTTCCAATCAAAAAGCACGCCGTTAAGCTTTTCCAAACGCGTTATGGGCTTATCTATCTTGCGCACATTGGTTTTCAATATTGGATCTGAGCCAACCGAGCTTGATTGCCAATATACATGCCCATCCGCATGGAAATTACCGGAAGATACATCAAACAGATATTTTGTTGTGGTACCAGAGCGGATATATAGGTCACCCGTATGCAAGCTCAAATAGCCGTGACTTCCGTTATGCGTCATGCGCATATCGGCTTCATTACCCCAGCGAATCTCCTTGCTATCCTGCCATTCAGTATGTCCACTTACATTATCATTGGTATCTGAACGAATCAGTTGAGAGCCATGTAAGTTATCAACAGTGTCTGCGTTAGCTGCGTTAGAAGCACTGCCAGCACTTCCCGCATTGCTGGCATAACTAACACTTAAATTCAGTGAGAGATTGCCATTGTTATCAAAGCTGGCTGAACCACTACCGTTACCGTTTACTGAAACAGTACCACCAGATTTTACTGCGCCAATTTCTGCCGGAGTCGGCTTTTGGTCTTCATGGTAGATTTTCTTTTTATTACCGTAATATAGTCCAACAGATTTTTTAATATAAGCTGCACTGGGCTCATCGACTTGCCAAGCTGCTTCATTATTATAGGAAATCGTGACACCATTCGATTTGGTAGCCCCCAGTTCGAATACACTAACACCAAAAAAATCAACAGATTTTTGCACCCAGAGTTCGACCGGTTGACCGTATCCAGCAGAGATCAAACGAAAAGCATCGTCTTTAAAAGCTTCACCATGGTTGAAGGCGAAAGTGACACCGCTATCCGATACCAAAGTTCCGGGTTCGGTTGTCTGAACTATCATCACGCTCACCATCGCATGACCACGAGCTCCAGAGCTATTGGTGCTCAAAAGCAATACTAAGGATGCATTAGCGTATTTATTATTTGGCATATTAAGTGTGGCTACCTTTGCCCAATAATTTGCCGTATTACTTCCTGCATTTTGCAAGTTACAGACTCTTCGCCCTAAACCCTCCATGGGAAATGGCCCTATATCTCCTTTTGTTCCGTCGGTATAGGATACCCGAAGAACTCCATCAGTCATTATTTCCATTGTGGAAATACCGCGACCAGTATTTCCCTTAGGACCGGCCAGGGAACCGATAACAGTCCAATTACCTGAATTTTTGCCATAAAGAATTTTACTAGAACTGGCTAAGTCCACATAATAATCGCCATCGCGGCCTAGATTTTTTGCAGGGATACCATTATCTGCAAGAATACCGAAACCCTGCTCACCCTGAATCCCTTGGATGCCTTTATCGCCTTTATCGCCTTTATTCCCTCTTGGCCCTTGTGGACCTCGCAGATTTCTAAGCTTTGCCCAGCTATTGCTTTTTTTCCCGTAAATGTCAGCGCTATCATAATCAAGATACTGATCGCCATTATTTCCGAGTCCATTCGCAGGAACACCGCTACCCCAATGTAACGTTGCACCCTGCGGGCCTGTCGGGCCGGAGGGACCAGCCACCCCGCTCTGGGCCAATGTTAATTTCTGAGTAATTTCGCTCATAGTCTTCTCAAGATTAATCCAAAAAAACAGCGGAATGTTGACGCTGCCTATACCAGATTTTCTGTCTAGTAAATTATAAATTCATAAAAGCGGACAATAGCTTAAAGCTAATAGATAAATAACTTTCCAACATAAGTCTAATATTTAAAATAGCTTTTTAGAAACAGGAATACAACGCCGACATCCAACAGTTTAAATGCCAGTTACAGAAAACATAAATCACAGGCCATGCCATTTTATATTTAAAGAAATATTTAATGTATTTTTCTAACCTGAACCTGTATGTCTTTTATTATATTTTGCAATTGGTCAATGATATTACTTTGCTTTTTAAATGCTTTATCTTGCTGCTGCAACCGATGCTCCTGATCTTTACATACCTCAACAAGTAAGCCACTGACCGCGTTATAATCGGCTTGATCATAACGTCGACCATTCTTTTTCAATTTAGATTTGTACACAGTTCGCGGCAATGCCTTTCGGATATCCGGGCTCATTAGACCACCTGAACCGCGTCCACTATCCTTCCAATCAAAAAGAACACCGTTCAGTTTTTCCAGGCGCGAAATAGGCTTATCAATCTTGCGAACATTGGTTTTAAGCATCGGATCCGAACCTACCGAGCTCGACTGCCAATACACATGACCATCAGCATGGAAATTACCACTGGAAACATCAAATAAATATTTCGTCGTATTGCCAGACCGTATATATAAATCACCGGTGTAAAGACTTAAATAACCGTGGCTTCCGTTATGCATTAGGCTCATATCAGAATCGTTTCCCCAGCGCGTCTCTTTACCGTCCTGCCACTGACTATGTGCAGCTATCGTATCGTCAACGTCTGAGCGAATAAATTGCCAACCGTGCAGACTGTCCACAGTATCTGCATTGCCTGCTGTACTGGCAGTATTGGCACTACCGGCGCTAGCGGCATAACTATTACTTAAATTAAGTGATAGGTTGCCATTGGCATCAAAACTGGCTGAGCCACTGCCATTACCGACGATCGAGACAGTACCGCCAGACTGAACTGCGCCAATTTCCGCGGCTGTTGGCTTTTGCTCTTCATGATAGATTTTCTTATGGTTACCGTAAGTTAAGCCTACGGAATGTTTAACGTATGCTGCACTGGGTTCTGTGGACTGCCAGGTAGCATCGTTGTTATAAGCAATAGTTACACCTTTAGATTTACTTGCACCGACCTCAAAAACACTCACTCCAAAATGATGAACGGATTTTTGTACCCACAATTCAACTGGTTGACTATGTCCCTCACAAATTAACCGAAATGCATCATCTTTAAAGGCACTACCATGATTAAAGGTAAAAGAAATTCCGCTATCTGCCACTAAGGCATTTGGCACATTCTGCTGGCAAACATGAACCGTCACCATAGCGTGACCACGAATTGCAGAACTAAAATTAGTTAGCAGCAATACTAAAGTCGCATTGGCATGAATACTATCTGGCATATAAAAAGTAGCTATTTTTGCCCAGTAGTATTTGCTATCTAAACCTGCATTTTGCAGATTACATACATGGCGCCCCAGCCCCTCGACAGGAAAAGGACCAGTATTTTCTTTTATACCATCGGTATAGATAACTTGTAAGCTACCATCGACCAATACCTCAATACTGGAAATACCCCGACCACTATCCCCTTTGGGACCAGACAGGGTACCTATAACAGCCCAGGTTCCGTTTGTTTTTCGGTGTAGATTTTTACTAAGGCTATCGAGCTCCACATAATGCTCTCCATTCCGGCCTAAACTAGCATCCGGAATTCCGTCACCAGCCAAAATACCAAGACCCTGCTCCCCCTGAATCCCCTGGATACCTTGGATACCCTGATCACCTTTATTTCCCATTGCGCCCTGTGGACCTCGTAAATTACGCAGTTTCGTCCAGCGGTTATCGCTTTTACCATACAAGTCGGCACTGTCATAATCGAAATATTGGTCGTCATTTTTGCCGAGGCCCACGGTGGGTACACCACTGCCCCAGTGGATTGTTGCTCCCTGGGGCCCCGTTGGGCCGGATGGACCTGCCACACCGCTCTGTGCCAGTGTTAATTTCTGTGTAATTTCGCTCATAGTCTTCTATTGGTAAAACAGTGGTTTACGGCGCCAAAATGACGCTGTTAGATATTAAGTAGTAACTATTATTAACAACAAATAAAAAAGGTCGTATCAAGAAGGACCAGGGAAACAATATAAATTACTTACGTGAAATATATAAATTATTAATAATGGGTTTACGTTAAGCCAGGAAAATGGTCATTTTTAAACATTACTCAATGTTTTGCTTTACTCACAACCCTTCGCTGTAGCTTTTTAACGACCTTCTCTTGCTGTTGGAAAGCTATCGTTTGCTGCTTTAGTCGGCTATCAAGATCTTTACACACCTCAACCAATAAACCGATGACTGCATTATAGTCTGCTTGATCATAACGCTTACCACCTTTTTTTAATTTCGATTTATAAACCGTGCGCGGTAACGCTTTCCGTATATCCGGGCTCATTAATCCGCCGGAACCACGCCCGGTATCTTTCCAATCAAAAAGAACACCGTTGAGTTTTTTCAATCGGGAAATAGGCTTGTTAATCTTGCGTATATTAGTTTTGAGAATTGGATCGGAACCAACTGAACTAGATTGCCAATACACATGGCCATCCGCATGGAAGTTACCGCTGGAAACATCAAACAAATATTTTGTTGTTGTACCAGAACGAATATACAAGTTGCCAGTATGTAAACTTAAGTAACCATGGCTTCCGTTATGCATCATACGCATATCGGCATCATTACCCCAACGTGTTTCCTTGCCATCTTGCCACCAAGTATGTGTGTTTACCGCATCATCAACATCAGAGCGGATAAACTGCCAACCATGTAACCCATCCAGTGTATCTGCATTACCAGCACTAATAGCATTGTTGGCACTTCCCGCAGTGTTGGCGTAACTATTAGTTAAGCTCAATGATAGGTTGCCTTCGGCATCAAAACTAGCTGAACCACTACTATTACCACTGACTGAAATAGTACCACCGGACTTGACTGCGCCTATATCAGCTGGGCTAGGCTTTTGCCCCTCATGATAAATTCTCTTATTTTTACCGTAGACTAATCCTGCAGATTGTTTGATGTAGGCAGCACTTGGCTCAGAAATTTGCCATGAAAGCGTTTCGTTATAGGTTACCTTGGTACTGACGAGAGCGGCTGCCAACTCATAAACATGTAGCGATACAAAGGGCTGCTTTTTTTGAACCCAAAGCTCAATAGGCTGACCATAACCAACAGAGATCAATTTAAATGCGTCATCGCCAAAAATTTCTCCGTGTTTAGAACCTATAAATACACCTGAATCTCCTATAAGTGTATCTGGATCACTTCCTTCCCGAACTTTGACAGTAATAATTGCAGAACCAAGAGCTGATTGATCACCAGTAACAAAAGAAAGCATCAAACAGGCATCAGAAATTCCCGACAGCATATTTATCGTACAAACTTTAGCCCAATACCCTGCATTCCCGCCTCCAGGATTTATGCTAGATAAAACTAGCCGCCCCAATCCTTCTACTGGAAAAGGTCCTGCATTTTCTTTTAGGCCATCGGTATAGGAAACCCGTAAAGTACCATCGGCCAATACCTGCATATTGGAAAGACCACGGCCCGTATCTCCTTTGGGTCCAGCCAAGGTACCAATTACAGACCAGGTGCCGCCTGTTTTTCGGTATAGTTTTTTATTGAGGCTATTGAGCTCTACATAGTGCTCTCCATCACGGCCTAAACTAGCAATCGGAATACCGTTACCAGCCAAAATACCAGGACCCTGCTCACCCTGAATACCTTGAATACCCTGAATACCCTGATCGCCTTTATTTCCTTTTGCGCCTTGGGGACCACGCAAATTTCTCAATCTCGACCAGAAGTTATCGCTTTTACCATATAGGTCAGCATTATCATAATCAAGATATTGATCGCCATTATTACCAAGGCCCGCAGCGGGTACACCACTTCCCCAGTGAATCGTTGCACCTTGGGGGCCAGTTGGGCCTGAAGGACCAGCTACTCCGCTCTGCTCCAGAGTTAATTTCTGTGTGATTTCGCTCATAGTCTTCTTAGGATTAAATAGCAACGCAGGACGCGACGGTAACATAACCACAAATCAAGCGTTTAGCATTATAAGTACTGAGGTAAAAAAAGGCTTGAATCGCATTACACCGAATAATTACTCCAATACGAATAAAAGGAGAGTTGCACACAGTAAAGACTACCCGCCTCACCCTTAGGCACCGCGGGTGATTTTTCAAGCTATAGATTATTGTTATAGTCTTAGTCGGTGTTTGGTATGACAGTATAATTATTTTCGCTTTCTAACCTGATGCCGCAAGGTTTCTACAATGCGCTGCAATTTATGAATGATTTTTCCTTGTTTCTTAAAGGCTCTAAGCTCTTCTCCCTGTTGCTTGAGCCTATTTTCGAGATCCTTACAAACCTCAACCAACAAACCGGTAACTGCATTATAGTCTGCCTGATCATAACGCTTACCATCCTTTTTTAGTTTCGATTTATAAACCGTGCGCGGCAATGCTTTCCGTATATCCGGGCTCATCAAACCACCAGAACCACGACCACTGTCTTTCCAATCAAAAAGAACGCCGTTGAGTTTCTTCAAGCGGGAAATGGGCTTGTCAATCCTGCGTACATTAGTTTTAAGAATGGGATCGGAACCAACTGAACTAGATTGCCAATACACATGGCCATCCGCATGGAAATTACCGCTGGAAACATCAAATAAATATTTTGCTGTTGAGCCAGAACGAATATATAAGTCACCAGTATGTAAACTTAAGTACCCATGGCTACCGTTATGCATTATGCGCATATCGGCATCATTACCCCAGCGTGTTTCCTTGCCATCTTGCCACCAAGTATGTGTGTTTACCGCATCATCAACATCAGAGCGGATAAACTGCCAACCATGTAGCCCATTCAGGGTATCTGCATTACCAGCACTATTAGCATTGTTGGCACTTCCGGCAGTGTTGGCGTAACTATTAGTTAAGATCAATGATAGGTTGCCATCGGCATCAAAACTAGCTGAACCACTACTATTACCACCGACTGAAACAGTACCACCGGACTTAACTGCACCAATCTCAGTAGGAGTTGGCTTTTGCCCCTCGTGATAGATTTTCTTATTATTGCCGTATATAAGCCCTACAGATCTTTTAACATAAGCTGCACTGGGTTCATCCGGCTGCCAAACAAAAGCATTGTGATAGGATATTGAGGTACTACCGCCGAAACCAGATTTAGCGATTTCATAAACGGACAGCTGACCATAATCTACTTCTTTCCTTATCCATAGATCAACCGATTGACCAATACCAGCTGAAGTCAGTTTGAAAGCATCATCTGCGAAAACTTTACCATGGTTCAACCCTATAAATATGCCGGAATCTCCCTCCAACACTGTCGTACTTTGACGACACTTTACCGATATAACTGCGGTACCATGCGCTCCTGCACCATTACCAACAACCATTGCTAGCATTAATCCGATCTCACTGTATCCAGCTGGTACATTGATCGTAGCTACTTTTCCCCAATATCCTGAAGTACCTTTCCCTGGCGATCCTGCATAAGCCACTAATCTGCCCAAGCCCTCAACAGGAAATGGCCCTATATCCCCTTTTGTGCCATCGTTATAGGAGACCCGTAGAGTTCCATCTACCAACACTTCCATACTGGATATACCACGGCCAGTATTCCCCTTAGGACCAGCCAAGGTACCAATTAATGACCATGCATCAGTACTTTTGTAGTAAAAATTTTTGCTGGGACTACCAAGTTCCACATAATGTTCGCCATCACGCCCAAGATTTTTATCCGGTACACCATTACCGGCTAAAATCCCGAATCCCTGTTCACCCTGTACCCCCTGGATGCCCTGATTGCCTTTATCGCCTTTACTCCCTTTTGGACCTTGTGGGCCACGTAGATTGCGCAGCTTGGCCCAACTATTACCGGTTTTCCCATAAATATCAGCACTGTCATAGTCGAGATATTGGTCACCGTTATTACCAAGCCCCGCAGCAGGGATACCACTCCCCCAGTGAATGGTTGCACCTTGGGGGCCAGTTGGACCCGAAGGGCCGGCAACTCCACTTTGTGCCAGAGTTAATTTTTGGGTGATTTCACTCATTGTCATCTCAAAGCTAAACAGTTACGCGCGGCGCAACGGTAACGCGGCCATAAATTAAACGCTCGGCACTATCGCTACTTGGGTTTAAAAACAAATCATAAATGGCCTCGCGCCAAATAAATCCTGCAGTTACTAGGCCTGGGATCTCTATCTTAAGCTGACCATTTTTCGGGTCGCCAGTATCACCTCCCACTTTGAGACCATCAACGTTGTCCAAGGAGAGTAATAGTGTTTTATCGTCATGGTTATCACGTACCTGTAATCGTGCAGTGTAGCCAGTCAAGTCACGTGGATTTCCAGGTGGGGACTCAATTGTCATTAGCAATCCATAACTAGCCCCTTGTTCAAGTTCTATATTGTAGTTAGAGCCGTACATAATTATCCCCGAATAATTTCAATACCTGCACACCAGGCTGTCTGATGTGGTTCATTGAGAATGTCAAACTCAGGTTCATGCAATTGAACCCTTTCGATCCCCTCCTGATGTAACACTTTGGATAACCCCGACCTGGCAACTGTCAGTCCTAAACCATGGCGTTTCTTCGCATAAGCAATTGCCGCCTCTTCGGCGCGCTGATACAAGGCTTCATCTACCGGCCCGGGCATTGGTGTCAGCGTTGCCCGAATGGAGTATTGTTTTATTTCTGGCTCAATAACTTCCACCTTGTCAGTTAGGGGCCTTACGGTATGTTCTGACAAAGAATTTTTTACTGCAGCGAGCAAATCGGGAGAAGCTGAACCATTACCCTCAGTGCTAAGAACCACTACACGTACCACACCATCACTTGGGCTGCTGGCTAATGCATCTTTAATACGTGGATCGGCTGCTAGAGCATGTTTTTTATAAGAGCCTTTCGGACCAGCAGTAGTCAGACCTTCGAAAGCTAGAGGGATTCGTCCGCGGTAGCGCGTATCATCTTCGCCCTTCAATCGCCGGGTTTTATTATTTTCACCCAGTTGGTCTAGGTCAGCATCGACTGCAAAAGCCACCATAACACCCCGTGCTGCATCATTAACTCTCTGGCGAGTGAGCATTTCCCGATAAGCGGCAACCTGTAGCAAGCGAGCTAGAGGCTCACTTTCCATTTTTATATAGCTTAGATTCGCTAGATTATCAGCTGGCACCTTGAAATAAGGGGCGCCGTCGTCTGTGATCAGCGTCGCCTTATTAACTTTAGGCTTGATAACCTGACCTTCTTCATCTAGCAATAATGGAGCTGCACCATCTAGCTGCGCTACCATTTCACTATAAATACTCTCAAAATCCAGAGTTTCCACAAGATTTGGTGCTGGCAGGCGGCTTATATCTACTGCACTTTCTGTTGTCATATTTCTATTCCCTCCAGGGTTAAGAACTCACCACTTTCCACCATATATCCGGACAACTTCATAGATACACCGCTGCTATCCATACGAACAACCTGTATTTCAGTAAGCTGAAAACGGGGCTCCCAGAGACTTAAAGCTTCAGCTGCATTAGCATACATATCCACTAGATTGGAACGTGTTAGTGGAGCATCTACAGAGTGGAAAATCTTTGCACCATAATTTCTACGCATTATACGGGAACCAATGGGTGTACTGAGAATATCAGTGATTGACTGCCGTAAATGTTCAATTTCTGAAATAGCCGCACCGCTGTTTTTATCCATACCGAAACGTTGCATGCTTCCCCCTATTGCGGTTTCTCGGTAGGGCTACCCACCGACTTCACTTTATGTGTATGGTTAGGCAGGCTAATTCCGTTGCTTGTCAAATTTCCATCGGTGTGCCCTACATTTCCTTTCATCTTAATTTTAGCCCCCTCCAATTGGAGACTTTCACTATTTAAACTTATACTCTTTGCTTTTAGGTTTATATTCTCTGCTTCAGCAATAATTTTTCCCGTCACTTTTACTAAAGCATTTCCATTTTGATACTCAATCAAATCACCATTAGAAAAGGTACGTCGATATAGCTCGGCATCTTTACCATTTGCTGGAGCTTTATCACTATAAATTGCAGGTAAAATTACCCCTGAGCGTAGCTCACCACTTGGACTCAACACAGCTACCTGCTCGCCAATACTTGGGGGACGCCACTCTGTATCATTGCTACCTGCAGCAGGTGCGAACCAACGTAACCAAGTCGTTAGGTTTTCTCCCAAACGCACGCGGGCACACGCTGTGTTATAGTCAATCTCTGCTACGGTACCAAGACGCATGATATTGTCGAGCCGTCGCTGTATCTCGCCGAGTTGCTGTAAGAAAACTGTCATCAAGTCTGAGTTCATGCTTTGCCTACCTCACCAATTTTTATATATTCATCTCGGTGCTTTAAGCCTATTTTCGGCTCGTGCCCCACATGAATCCCTAGTGGTTCTGGCAATTTCTTAAAGTCTTCTCGACGATCATTTCCCAACCATACTTTCTGAGTAAACTTCAGTGAATATGCTGCAATCAAACCATCTTGGGCTTGATTAAGCTGTAATGGTTGCATCCCCTGAAAATTTAGACGCCCAGCTTTCTCTACCAATTTATCTTGAGAGTCAACCAGATGCTTTTCAAAGGCGAAAATAATGGGCGCAATAAAATTACGAGCGACTCTGTTGTTTTCTTCTAGAGTAGATAAATTTCCAACAACAATAGCGATCTCCCACTCTAATGAAAGCGGTTGAACTCCATTATTACAAGCCCCCAGCGTTTCACTTGTGACAAGTCTTAGCATTAGCGCTGGAAAACTATTGGGGATTTTATTGCTGGAAATTTTTAGCTCTTCTGTTAATTCACCAGACTTGATAACACCAGGAATACTTTTCAGTTTAAGTAAAATACTGTCAGACAACCCATTAATAATTGACATAATTTTGCATTCCTTTTCGGCCCCAATGTTCAGAGTAAAATTGATATTTCAAAAACCATAAAAATCCCAAGAATCTTTACTGGACTTTCAGATTTTTATTTATCTTGACTATAAATAATGACTTTCAGATTAAGATGAAGTCGAACGTGCCATATGATACCGAGCAGCGGCCTCACTGATTTTGTTTGGTGCAAAATAGAATGTTAAGATAACACCTACAGGTAAACCCATATTCGAAGCTGCATCAAATGCTACTTCAGCAGCTCTTGTAACACTTGAAATGTTTGGCTCAAATGCGGACCAAATACACAATATTAGAGCAACCGCACTCTCTAGAAGCCAAATAAAAGTTATTGCTAAGGCAAGTAAACGCCGTGTTAGATTTTGTCCTGCAGTCACTTGCTGCCATTTCAGCATCCATTCTAATATTTTCTCCTTGAAATTAGCCTTTTCTTCCTCAGTGTAAACTAAAGCATCTCCGGTTCTAATTACGGCTTCTACACTTTGCTCGATGACATCGCTGGTATCCCATAATCTTTTCCACAGGCTCACGGTTTAAACCCTACTTTAATGCCCCACAAACCAACCTCATTCCCAAGATATTGATGTGCTGCTTCAACGGCTTTATCGTAAACCTCATTGAGAGTTAAGAATCCTGCATTAGCAGTTTCAATATATGGATACTCTTGTAGCCGCCTGTAGAACCCACTACCATTGCATCGCCAAACAGTCATTTTTTCACTATTCGTTGATACAGCTATCATAAAGTTTTTTGCCGGCACAACTAATATGAGCACTTCCGAGGAACCAATTGATTCTAGGGTAAATTGATTTTCTTCAATTTTTTTCATATTTATGTACTGGATTCCGCATTAAAAAGTTCTTCACTTGATTTACGTCAGCCCCTACTTGATCAATACTATTCTGTAGATTTTCAAATCTACGGTCTGTTTTCTCTTCCAGGCGTCGATTGGCTTCATCTAGACGCGCAATATCATTTTTATGATTATGTTCTATGGCTTGCCATTTGCTCCAGAACATACCAAATGAGAAAACCGCCCCACATAGCATAATTACCAGACCAATAGCTACCGGTGTATCTCGATTGATTGTTCTAGGTTGCTCGCAGCTCATAAGTTCCTCGGGGCACAAAAAAACCCCGGATTTCCCGAGGTTTTAACATTTAGATTAAGCAGCTTCGAAAATTCAGTTGTACTTTATATTACTCATTAAGTCATAGAGAACTAAATACTGCCAAGATACAGTAACTTTACCAAAGGAGTCCGTAATCGCAAAAAGCAAACCCCTTTTAATTAGGCAACCAAATATTTCTGCATACATATACTTCTTTAAGTGGCTAGGTTGTAATTTTAGGGAATTAAAGATGAAAGCACTCATAATTGTGTTCAACTGCCATCAAACTCACCATACCCACTATGCAACAATCATATAGCAATAATCCGTAATCACTAAAAATAAGACCCTTTTAACTATAAGCAAATAATTGCTACAGCTTATAGGGGCTTAGAAAGGAAATTGCCTCACCATCCTAGATAGAATCGGGTGCTTTCAATACCTCAACCGACTATTGCTAGTTTCAATTTACCGACAATACAATAACTGTACTAAAAAAATCCGTAATTACAAACCCCGTGACCCTTTTTAATCTTGGTATACCTCTAACCCCATACTGCAAAAACGAGCCTTCCTTAAATCTCTTACTTCAAAGTTAAGCCTTAACTCTAACTTATCCTTCAACAATTCTTGTCTTCAAGATTCAATTGATAACCTATTTGAAAAAATTTTCTTAACTAAATTGGGGGTTCAAGGAATCAAATAGGAAGAGATACTTTATTTAAAATTGGGACGAGGCAAATGGAATTCCTAAGTTCTATTTAACCCCGTGTGACTTAAAACAACTCTATATGCTGGTTTTTCCCTTTACTGTACACACTTTGCAGTCTCTACAGAGATCAACACGTGCCGACGCAATACAGTGCAAAGAACCTCCTACGCTGGCTTTTACCTCACCGGTATCCTCTGCCAGCTCTTCAAGAAGCTGCTGCTGAATAAGGAGTGCTTGCCCCATTGTAGCGCCTTTCGCAAGTGCAATCTTGGCTGTTACTCGAGCGGCTACACGGGCAGCCCTATCTCCTGAATCCTGTGTTCCTTTTTTCACATTGGTTTGGATAATTTTTCTAGCTTCCATGACAAGCCTCACATCTTGTTGTCGTCATACCCCAAAAGCGAGAACAATATACCCCCTCAACTCTATTGTAAGAATCCCGTATGGGTCAGAGCTGGACCGCTTTACTAAAATAAATGTTGTATAGATACGATTTTGTGAGGTTGCACTATTTTATGGGCGCTTGTATTGATAGTTGGTTCTATGAGTAACATACCTACAAACTGGCTTGAGCTGAGTCCAGGTATGCGCCTAGTTCAGCGACGTAGGACGCTTGGCTTCAGCCTGGTAAAAATGTCGGCGATCACCGGAATCAGTGCTGAACGCTTACAGCGTTTAGAGACAGGTGGCGGGCGCCTCGCTCCAGCTGAACTTTTACCTCTGCTGGGAGGCTACAATTTAAGCCCTAATAGCTGGTTAGTAGGTACTGAGAGAGTCCCTCTGCTAGGCATCGTAGCCAGCCCTCAATTCCAACAACGCCTTGCTTTATTGGATGAGGAAGAAGTGGCGGCTTTAGAAAAGTTTGTGCTCAATATCACTGCAGGACGCAATGCCAAGCCGTGAACCAACCAGGGAAGAGTGCAATTATATGGAGATGTTAGCATCGATTGTGAAGTCTCTTCGCCTAGATGCCGGAAGGGGTACCACTGCTACTGCCCGTGCCTTGGGGATGAGCTTGTCTAGTTATAAACGACTAGAACGCTGTGAGTATCTAGCCAACGGCGCAGATCTTCAAAAGTTGGGACGCCTGTATGGGCTTGATGCCAATCTATTGGTCTACGGAGTCAGCTTGGTAGGTGAGCCCTTATCTGGTGAGGAGAAATTGGCACGCACTTGGCAGCGTATACTTTATCGCCTTCGTGCATTGGATTTACAGACTCAGGGAGCAGTTGGAGAGTTAGTGGCGGACCTGTATCGACTCCACAGAAAGCGCGGTGGCGTTCCTGCTGAAATAGCTTTAGCGAAAGACCAACGACATTTGCAGGAATTATTAAAGTCACAGTAAAGACCTGGCTGGCATACTGTCTTAATAAGACCTACTACTTCGGCGATGTATCTCAATCAGTACCCGTACTGCAGCTCGTGCTACGAGCTCTTTGCTGATTTTTCCCTTATTCTTTTTGGCATCTGCATAAAGTTCACTATAGGAACGTGTAAGGATTTCATCATCTAGATCGATATCTATATCACCGCTCAATGTATCATCCAGATAGCAAATAACCTCATTAACACACTGACCTGCCAGCACAAAATCTTTTACCGTTTTTGGGGGAGGGGCATCAGCGGCCGGTGTATTACGATCGATAGCATAAGCCCACCACATAGCATCAGAGCCCAAGGCTTCGGCAATTTTGTCCATTTCTCTGAGATCGCGGGGAAGAATGTTTTGACTAAGCCAGCGAGTAGTATTGGCTTTACTTACTCCGAACCTACGTGAAAACTCCGCGCTGCGGCCGGCCCCTTCAGGAGGAAAACCGGCTTCATCTAATAAATAGTTCAAACGCTCACTACAGCCCTCTGTGGCCCCTAAGTCTGAATCCATCATCTCTTTCCCTACCGATTGTTTATCCGTGTGCAAGCTTTATGCTTATCAACGCTTTAATTGCGACTTTCATTGCTTCTATGTTCCGCCAGCATTTTAACTGCGATAAGCGATATCCGCTCGGGGTCAATATTATCGCTATTACTGCGTGTATGCTTATAAAGCTCAATAAAACCCTTACTCAAACTTTCACTTTCGAGATCCAACGGCCTATCCATCAGATCACTTAAACACTTCAAGAGCTCATTGGCACACCGGCCAAACAGTGATATATCTACAGCTTCTGAACCCCTTGAATCTTCATCGCCCTTACCAATTGCCCACCAGAACGGGTCTACACCCAGCGCGTCCGCAATCCTTTTTAACTCTGACATATCACGAGGAACCTTGTCATCGTTGAGCCATCGAGTTGCATTAGCTGTATTTATTCCAAACTCTCTTGAGAACGCAGCTATGCGGCCCTTACCTTCAGGTACGAAACCTTTTGCATCCAAAAGTCGATGTAGTCGTTCGCTACATCCAGCAGTACTTACTGACACTTTATTGCTCAAGTCGGCTTCTTCCTAAAAAATAAGTATCACTTGTGAACCCTTTATTTAACTCATTTCAGTAACAAAACTATTCAATTCACAGGCTAATGGGCGCCTTTATCCTTATGCAGACTGCAAAATGATCATACCACAAGTCGAGAAAAGCGATAGGATAGTAGTTTTATTGCATAGCTACTGTAAAAACACAGAAAGGTGGAACAAATCAACAGGGCATGAATAGAAAACACCAAAGTGTCAGATTAGGCAGCTTGCAAAATGTACCGCTTGTGAAGTAATGTCATTATATATCACAAGCAGTACCCAAAAGGAGGGGCCGTGAGTCTAGAACTTATGGAAAGAGTCTGGAAACTCAAAGAACTGAATAGCACCGAAAAATATGTTCTGCTCGCTTATGTAAGCTATGCCGATGAAATTGGCCGAGCTTGGCCTAGCAAGGAAACTATCGCTCGCTGTACTTCCCTGTCAAAAACTACAATAAAGCGCACTGTGAATCGACTATGTACCAAAGGACATCTTGTCGAAATGCCCTTACAGGCTGGGTATGGTGCCGACAGTAAATTACGTAAAGTACGAGCTTATTTAATACAACCCGAGGGGCTAAATCCCACAAAGAACTTGGGGCAACATGGTCCTCTAAGCACTGATACTGAGGAGTCAGTATGCCAGGTTCATAATGTACCCGGTATATTGAGTGCCCCTACTGGGGTCAATCAACAAGCAGATCCTCTAAAAAGGAGGTCAAGTAGGTTTACTGAGCCCCCCAATAATATAATTAAGAATAAGTCTTTTAATAATCATAGAGGAATAATTCTCGATAACCTGCCCGATTCAATTGACCCAGAAATTGCGCGGGAAATAATTGACTACCGGGAAAAACAAAAAAAGCCACTAACTCAAGGTGCCTTTAATCGGCTAATAAAAACCGCCATGAAAGCCCCTGAAGTAGTAGGCATAACTGCCAATGCTGCTTTACAAAAAATTCCTGACCGAGGATGGCAGGGTCTAGAATTAGAATGGCTCAAACCTACCCAGAGTAAAGCATCACCTCACGTAAAAAAAAGTAACCGCCGTTCACGCGATATATCGATCTCAGAAATGCTCAATGATCAGTGGTAACTGACGTTGTGGTAGAGAAAACTCTTACTGATAAGCATCAATCAAAATTCATTAGTGTACTCAATGATTAATTTTACTACCCCTGCCAGCCGAAATTACTTCTCCCAAGAAGAATTACAGTGCAGATGTAAAAACTGTACTGCCGAACGCCGATCAGGAAATGTTAGCAATGGCGACGCCAAATATATGATTAGTGATTTCATTCAACATCTAAACCGGGTTCGAGAGAATGTGTACTGTCGACCTATGCCGATTTCTAGTGGTTATCGTTGCAGCCGTCACCCCATCGAGGCACGTAAGCGAAAACAAGCCAAGCTAGACTCTAAACCGTATCATCCAGGTGATCATCCCAGTGGTGTAGGTGTGGATGTAAGTGTTTATGGCGCTAACGCTCACGATTTAATTGAATCCTTGCATATTTACAATTGGTGGCACACCCAGAGGGGGATGGCTCGTCCATTTACCGCCATATGCCCTAATCAGCGCGGACCATACTCCAAGCGCTTTATTCATGTAGGTGGTAATACCGACTCCCCAGGACGTCCAAGGCCTTGGCTATGGACCTATTAATATTAAGGGTATTGATATTTGGTCGCTAGGTTTCATCTTGTATTCTTATCAATCTTATTAGTTCATAAAGGTCTAATTTTGTCTGGACTACATAAGCCTATTAATAACATTCTAATACTCAGTAGAGACATTACAAAAATGAATAGATTTGCGGTTTTCAGTGGAAGTTATAACCTGCAGATAGGAGGAGTAGCTGACTTTAAGGAGTCATACCCTACTAAAGCAGATGCAAAGAAAAAAGCAGAGGAAATTGCTAGAGATAATTTTTTTGTCAGCTGGATTCAAATTTTTGACAAAGTCACTGACGAGTTTTCCACCTACAGTGTGGTTGATAGAAAATTAAAAAAAAGAAATCATAGTTGCAATACTTCCAACTTTAGAACATAGAAAATCTATTAGAGGCTGTTTAACAACAGTCTTTGCTTAACTGGGAGGAGGCTTTTCTGATGGCAGCTTTGCACCAGCAAAAAAGGGGCTTCGAAATCAGGAAAACCAAGTGGGGCAAGGGTTCAAAGTGGATGGCAGTGGTCGATGGAGAAGGTTTTCCAGTGGGAGGCACCATTACTTCGGCCTCAACAGCAGAAGTAAAGTTATTACCCCCATTACTTGATGTTACGTATAAAAATACAAAGATTCATCGCTTAGTTTATGATAAAGCGGCGGACTCTGATCCTCTTCGAGATAGTCTGTTGAGCCATGGAATCGACCTTGTCTGTCCACACAGGAAAAATAGGAAAAAAGCCTCAAAGCAGGATGGTAGAAAGCTCAGAAGGTATGCTCGCCTTTGGAAAGTTGAGCGGACTTTTGCGTAGCTCGGAAATTACCGCCGTTTGATTGTTAGATGGGAGCTATATTTGTTCACTTATCGTATTTTTTCTATATTGCATGCATGTTAATTACGTTAAAGAAGTTATGAAATAGCTTCTAGCCATACGCTCACACCATCGAAACATAAAGGGCAATGGAAAATTGGCTAGAACAATCCCCAGTAAAACCTCAAGAAGCCCAATATTCCAGCCTAAATGAAAAGCCAAATAAGTAAAGATCAGCAGGTTAAGGGTAATACAGAACCATAAAACATAGCGAAAATAGGACAT